GGCCACCTGCATCACAAGGTCTTGAATAGCATCGGTGAGGTAATCATGGAAGGCGTCAACGGCGTCATAGATATTTCCATTCGTGAATGCTTCCGCAATCTCATCGGAAAGCGTCTTGGAAAGGTCGCCCACCACATCGGTGATGCTCTCATTCACGAGGTCTATGGCCTCCTGGAGATTAGCACGAAGTTCCTCCAGCTCTGCAATAGCGGCGGAGGTAGTCTCATCCAGTTTCCCGGCAGCATATTCTGCCATGATTTCCGCCTTGAGCGCAAATGTCTTCGTGCCTTCTTCAAGGAGACTGCCGTACTTCTCTTGCAGAGTGCCGAAGATAGGCTCCATGTGAGCGCTACTCGCACCGGCGCCAACACCACCGGCGATAAGGCCGATGATGCCACCGACGACAGCACCAATCGCCGTTCCGATAACCGGCACGGCGGAGCCGATGATGGCACCGGAGGCGGCGCCAACAAGTGCACCCATGCCCGCACCGGCACCAGTCTGCAAGCCGTCAATGACCTGCTTCTGGCCAACCTGCGTCTTCCCTCCGGCAATGGTCTTGTAGAGTTCGGCCATCTTCTCGGAGTTCTGACGGAACTTGTTGGTGGCAGAAGCGGCCTTTTCGTACACACTTGATGAATACAAAGGATTCTTTTCACTGAAATCCAAAGCATCCATCTGTATGTTTATCAATTCGTATGCGGCCTTACGAAGCGTTGCTTCCCACTCTTCCGTCTCCTTTTTCAGTCTCTGCTGAGCCTGAATAACAGATGAGTAGGCATTGGCAACCATTGAAAGAAGTTTCGCACCGGCGGAGAAGGCGTCGCCCATACCGACACTCTCGCCGGATGAGACTTTCTCAAGCGTTTCAGACATGCCGGAAAGGGCGCTCAAACCAGAGCCAATCTGATTGAACACACCGGCAAGGGACTTGTTTACCTTGTAGCCTCTACTGGATATGTCGTCGAAACTATCTGCGGCCTTATCGAGAGCAGAGCCCATTTCGGTGAAGGAATCTGCAATAGAATCAGCAATCTTTGAAGCCTTCTTCCATCCCTCCTGTTCGGTTTCCTTAATGTAAAGCCCCAGAAGGCGCAAAATCTCCTTTATGAGCGCGGAAAGGTCGTAACCGTCCTCTTCGAGTTTCTTGCGGGCATCCTCGTCGAACATCTTCTCAATGGTGGAATCCTCCATGATGTTCTTAAGGTCACGGAAGATGTCGCGCACCTGGGCCAGACTCTTATCTCCCCAGTCCTGAAGGTTGATATTTCTGGCTTTCAGTTGCTCCGCAAGGTAGGTCTGCGCCATATCCTTAATCTTCTCCTGCGCAGTCTCCTTATTAACTTTCTTCTCGTTATCTGCCCATGCGTCAATGGCCTTATTACCCTCCTCAAGATACTCGGCCCAAGTCTTCTCATGGCCTTCCTTTTCATAGGCAAATTGCCCGGCAAGGAGTTCCTTTCTACGCTTCGCGGCCTCGGCATCAACCTTCGCATTGGCCTTATCGACGCCGCTTGCAAGTTCCAGAGCCTTTCGCTGGATGCCCTCACCAAAGATATTGGAGGTCCGAGTTCCCATGGTATCCAGGAACTCCGAAAAACGTTTTGCGGCGGTGGCGGATTTCTGATACTGCGAACCAACATCTTTTGCAGTCATTCCCGCAATCAGATTGAGGACATCCTGCGCGGAGTTCGGGTCAATGGTCTCCATCGATTCCGCAAGCACCTTGAAGGCGCCCGCAAACTCTTCCATGTTCTTTGGAACAGAATCGCCGCCGAAGAGGTTGCTCACAACGGTCGCGAGGCCACCTTCGTCAAGGTTGCCGTATTCGTCAGTAAACATGGGGGCAAGGGCGCGGTAAGTGGAATATATCGTCTTGAGATTTTCCACCTGCTGCTTATACCCATTCAAGCGCTCCTTCTGGGCCTTGGTGAGTTCCTTCTGATTCGTCTTATATTTTTTGGTAGTATTATCGTATTCGGTAAATCCCTTGCCGTAAATAGCCTCGGAAATACCCTCATAGAACTTAATGTCGTTCTCAAGTTTTTTATATCCGGGGTCGTTCTTCGGAGTATGCTTGAGTGCGTCGCGAGCGGCATCGAGAGCGTCAGCGCCCTTCTTGATATAGTCCGCAAGAGCAGTGGCGTTCGTGACCTCCATGCCACGATTACCACCACCAAAGGCGTCAATATATTCCTTAACAGCGGCACGCCAACCTTCAAGCGGAGAGGGGCCCTCCGGAGTGGGTTTTTCGCCGGAGCCATAAAGGTCGCCCATATTCTGCTTTGCACGGGCAACGGTCTCGTTATAAATCTTTTCTGCCTCCTCATACTCTTGGCGCCACGCCTTCGCTCTGGCAAGCGCATCACCTAAGTCAGAACCACGGAAGGTAGCCCAAGCATCAGTGCCGTTTATCTGGCCGGAAAGACGGTTCACCAACTCTTCATAGTCAATCTCGCCACGGATATAAGAAGCGATATTCTGCCTGGACTCATTCGAAATAACAGTGCCCTTCTTGGCGCCAAACCACCCGTTGTGCTCATTGTTCTTACGGGTCTGGTAACTGGCAAGCGCATCCATTACGCCCAACTGCGCCTCTTGCTTGCTCGCTGCGGCCTGAGCAGTGGCGGACTGCATAGCCTGGAGTTTGGTGGCCTCCTCAATGTGGTTGCAGATGTTCACCCAGACATCATCCACATTTTCCAGAGAAAGGCGCTCTGCATCGGTAGCGCTAATGAAATTCCCGGCCTGGTCTATAACATCCTGGCGAGCCCTATTATATTCCTCCGTACCCTCCTTCGCTTCCTTGAGGCGCTGGATGTAATAATGGATATTGGACTTGGAAGCCTCGGCGGATGCTATGGCCTTCGATGTAATCTTATCGGTTTCGCGAAGATGCTCGTTCATCTTGCGAAGGTGCAAGATAAGCGCCGTAACACCGGCCATAACACCTGCAAGAGCAATCGCAAAAGGATGCTTGGTAACTACACCAAGAACACTCGACAAGCCCTTCTTCGTGACATTCGCTAACGTCTGTACAAGGATTGTCAATGAAGATATTTTCTTCCCGTCAACAAACTGCGTCAACTTGCTCGCAAGAGCGGCGCCCTGCATCACATTAGCCGCCGCTACTGCCGCCTTGTACGTGCCATACGCTACCGCAACCTCAAGCAGAACCTGGCCCAGTTTCTCGTAGTTGTTGATTAGTTCGGTAACAAGCGACAGGGTGCCCTTGATAAGACCGCTATTCGCATCACCAACCTTCGAGAGCATGATTTCCCAAGAGTCCTGCAAGTTGGAGAGTTTGCCCTTCACCGTCTCGGCCAGAACCTCCTGCATATTATAGAACTTGCCGCCCTCGGAAGTCATGCGGCGGAATGCCTCTTCCACCATTTCAAACGGCACCTGCCGCTTCGATATGCGGTCAAAGACCTCGCCGGTGGAAACAGCGTGACCCTCAATCTCTTCAAACTGCTTTGCGAGTTCTGAAAGGATAGGGATACCGGCCTCCGTGAACTGACGGACTTCCTGACCGCGAAGGAACGCGGCGGAACGCACCTGCCCGTAAGCAAGGATAATACGAGACATATCTACGCCAAGACCCGCAGACACGTCCGCGAGTTTCTTCGTGGTCTCGTATATCTCATCCATCGGGACGGAGAAAGCCGAGAGTTGCTTTGCGTAGGAAGTGAGGTCGCGGAAGGTATAGGGGGACTTGACTGCTAACTCCTGCAACTGATAGAATATCCTGTCTGCACCGGCGGCATCCATCAAGATTGCACGCAAAGCGGCCCTTTGTGCCTCAAATTCACCAGTTATGCGAACTATATTCGAAACAAGGCGCATTCCGCCCCAGAGGGAAACATAGGTGCCAAGATACGACGTAATCTGCCGCATTAAGACGGACTGTGTTCCGACGTGCTTGTTGGTTGCATTTACCGCCGCCGAATGGCGTCTTTCGGCATCCTCCTTCTTCTTCGCGGCATTAAGCGTCTTATTCTCAATATCAAGCTGCTTCTTCTGGGCGGTGAGTTTCTTGTTCTCTTCGTCCAGAAGTTGCTTATCGGCTGCAACAAGGGCCTTAAGTTGCTTTAGTTCCTTATCAGTAATAGTTCCGGCGGCTCGCTTCGCCTCCAGTTCTTGACGGGTGAGGAGCACAACCTCCTTCTGGGCCGCAGCCTTCTCCTTCGTCGCCTTTGCGCCCTTGCTCTGGGACGCATCAAGCAGATTGCTGATAGCAAGGGCGTCCCTGACGGATTTCTCGAACTTCTCCGCCATCCCCTCGACGCGCTTCATATCCTTCTCGAACTTGTCAGAGTCGAGAACCATACTGAACTTCAAGCTGTCTATATCCGCCATTGTATAGTCGTTTAAGTCAATTCAATTCCTAATCGGCCTCGCCACGGAACACCTCGTCCACCGTGTATCCCTCCTTCTCCTGGCGGGCCCTTCGTCTTGCCGCCGCCCTCTCATCCGCCTGTCTTTGCAGTTCGAAGGCTTTATCATTGGGGTCAAAGGATGTATCACCCTCCTTCTCCTTGAAATTGTAGAGCGTATGCGGCAAATCGCTCTGCATAATCTGCTTTTTAGCGCGGGACAGTACCGCGTATGATTCCCATTCTGGGACACTCACAAGCCCGAAAAAGAACCGCCTCGGCAGTCCATACTGCGGGAAGTCCTTTATGAAGGCTGCCCGCCTTCCGATTTCTGTGTATGAGGGGATGGGCTTTGAATCGCCAGTGTTTTTAGGTCGGCTCTGGTATCCCGCAAGTACCCCAAATTCATTGAGTACCAGGTAAGGTGTAAACTTGTCTTTTTTTTTACTTCCGCGAGGACAGCACCAACCTGGGCCTCATTGAGCCTCCAGACATAGGCCCACCACCTCCAGACAAGAGGAAAGAAAAGGCGCAGTTTCCAGTAGTCATTGAGCACGTAGCACACTGCAATCTTGAGGTTGAGATACGGGTGCTTCGCATTAGAGCGCATCAGTTCCTCCGCACCCTCGGCCTTCTCCTCCTGTTCCTCCCTCTCAAGAAGCAGTTCCGTTACCTTATCCACCGTACAATCACGCAGAAAGCCCAGTTTCACCTTATGGCGGGTGCCGGGAATCGTAACCACGGTGGGCTTGTCATTCAATATGGCCATTACGGCCTGTCTCGCCTCAAGGGAGGGCTGTTTTTCTTCTATCATAGATTGTTAATTTGAAAAAGGGCGGGCGATACATACCACCCGCCCCTCGTTCGACCTACCTCCCGTGATTAAGGGGTGGGTGTTACAGCCGTTGCCGTAGGCAGAGGAGTAACCACCATGCCGTTTACGTCGGCGATGCAAGCGCCGGTGATGCTCATGACCTTCGGGCTGGTGTTGTCGCTTCCCTTCGGGCGAGAAAGACGCATCTTCACGTGGTTGAGAATGATGGCGGTCTTCTTGCTCTGGGAAACGGCGAGCACAACAACCTCACGGGTCTTGGCGGCACCGAAGCCCTTACCGGCGTAGGTGAAGTCACCGTCGGGGGATTTGACACCGGAAACGGCGGCACCTTCCTCGAAGAAATAGGACATGAGGGCGAGGTTGATGGAGGGGATGTCACCGGTCATGGTGTACTCCTGGTCCTCTGTGAACTCGTCGTCGATAACCTCATGCTTCTGGTCGAGGCGGATAGGGTTGGTGGAAGGGGAACCTTCGTCGAAGTTCAGGGTGCCCTCCAGAGTGTAGAGAACATCAGCCTCCGAGAAGTCAGTGGGAGTGGCGTAACTTGCCCCAGGGGTGTAGGGCAAGATAGCAAGCTGGGAATTGCCAATGTGCAAATCCTGCTTCATTGCTTCAGTCAATGTTGCCATGGTATTTATTCAGATTTAATAGTTACAAACAATTCAATCACCCTTGCATGGTATCCGTAATCGTCCGCGACGTCGCCAAGCACAGAAGGCGTCTGGTTGAACTCGTACTTATCCTTAAAGCCGGGAAGCCCCGCCCTGAAGGTTTGGTACATCTTGCTCAACTTCGCGCTATTCTTGAACGCCTGTGCGTCGCGGGCAAAAAGGTAAATCAACACCTGACAGTCACCGAGCGCAGCACGGTCATTGACCCTTCCAACAACCGACACCACGACGAAATCATCCTTCGGGGCGGGCGTAGCCTTGGGCCGGTTAGAGTACACGGTCTCGGAAACCCCAGACTCGCGCACGATACCCTTAAGGGTGTTCTCTATGTCGGTAATGTCAAAGTTGTTCATCGCTTGCTAACGGGCTTGTAATTCCTTCGGAAATAAACAATGAAGTCCTGGTGCGCCGACACCATCAGGAGTTCGTGAAGTTTCTCCTCGAAACGGGCGCTGTCGTAGTCGCCCATAACTGCGGAGAAAACCCCTACCTGATTCGCGGAATCCCTCGCGGCCTCCCGGGAAGCATCCTCTTCCGCCGAGCCATAAAGGTTCGACATTTCAAGTTCGCTTGCTCCGGATTTTACGAGTTTCCCCTTGTCGGCAACGGCCCAACCATGGGAATCAGATTCGAGAGTGTGGTGCCTGTGAGCACCATCCTCCAGAACCATGTGGAGGTTTATGGACTGCTGCATGGTACGCTCCATCTGCTCACAGAGACCGGCCCTGCCGCCCTCTGCAACTCTTTCGCGTAACAGTGCGAACTTTTTCCTGATAACCTCCTGATTCGTCATTGCTTGACCTCGTTGTACCAGATATTCGTTCCGAAATTGGTGTTGATTTTCTTTACAACCTCCGCCCGGAAGGTCCTGTCATTATCCGTCAGTTCCAGAAGGTCCTTCGTGCGAATATCACCGAGAATCAAGGGGCAAGCGATTTTCATTTCGGCAATAATCACATCGCCGTTAATAACGGCATTGGCAGTCTGCTGGCGATACCCGAAGGGGATAAACATACGTTGACGAGTCTGTGGAACGCGGTCCTTGACCGCCTCCGTCCCGACAACAATGTATTTCCCGTCCTCGGTCAGAATAAAGACATTATCCTCACTCAAGAGCAGAGTGTTGGAAGTGGCGTGTCCTGGTTGCTCCGACACAATCACTTTCTGGTTTTCCTCGGTAACGAGCAAGGCCCCATCCTCGGAAGAAAGAATTGCATCGGAAACAATCGTAGGCACAACCATCTTCGGCATCTGCCCCTCATACTCCGCGACGTCAAGCATCAGGGCGCGATATGACGGAGTACCGTTCTCGTCAAAGACGGGTTCGCCATACTCGTTCATCGCCGCCCGAAGGACACGCAGCGTATATGGAAAGCGAGGGTTGTAAGCCATGTCAAAGAGCGTTTATTTGTGGCGGGGGAACACTCGCATGCCTCCCGCCACAACGTGAATCGTTGATTTTCCCGAGTTAAGGCCATACTTGGCAAGAAGGTCAAGGCCCATCTGGCGCATCAGCCTCTTGTCATAAGCAGAGGTCTGCTTGCCACCCTCCCGGTGTGACCATCCACTATCGGAATCCTCGACGGAGCCGGAGATTGACGGAGTGGAAGCACACCAGAGATAGGTGTATGCTTTGCAGAGGTCGCGCTGTTTGACAGTGAGGGAGTCCCATTCGGAGCCAGCCTTCACGCCCGCATCAAGCAGAACGTTTTCGATGGCACCATCAGTGACGTCAAACGCCGTAAGGTCTTTCAGATAATCTTCTACCAGCTTACCCATAACTCGGTTCAATCAAATGGTTAGGCTGCGGCCTCGTTGATGGAGAGGTACAGCACGGTCTGGATAGCCTTCGGCACGGGGAGGCAGATGGACTCGGCCTGGAACACCAGACCCTTCTTGCCGCGGTCCTCGCAGATGGCGATTGCACCGCCGTCGGTGTACATAATCGGAGAATCGGCAGTGGCCAGGATGTTGTTGGCACGCTTCCACTGGATTTCACCGAACTTGCCGCTGGGACGGAGCACGACGGTATTGGCGTCGAAAGCCTCGGTCTCGACGGTCTCGAACTTCTTGGTCTTGGGGTTGATGAGGGTGCCGAAGCCGTAGTAAGATACGACCTCCACCTTCGGGAGACCAAGGGATGCGATGTAACCGTTGAGGTCAGCGTCGGTCACGACGTACTCTGCGAGAGAGCCGGTGGTAGGGCCGTACTTCCAGAAAGCCACACGGGCCTTGGTGTCGGCATGGGCCTTCAGGACCTCCCAACCGCTTGCGCTGATACGGAATACCGATGCGTTGGGGTCGCGAGGGATGATGCGCATGCGCCAACCATAGTTGTACATGTCCTCCAGGTCGCCAAGGGGCTTCGCGTTGGCGTTGCTCCATGCGTTCTTGGTGCCGTGCTTGTACTCACCGAGCCAGAAGCCGCCGCACTTCTTGCGGTTCTCCGCGACGGGGTTCAGGTTGATTTCGTAACCGATAATTCCGCCATTACTGGTTTCCTTGGTGGTTACGTAAGAACCCTTGGACTCCACCTGGAGACCGGTGAAGGTACGCTGGCTGTGGATGCTCTGGATGAGGTTCATGGTGTCTTTTACGAACTGGTCGTAGAAGGAATCCTGAACGTTGACACCCTGACGGGCGAGCTGCTGCATCTTCTCGTATGCGTCGATGTCGAAGGCGACACCACGGCCCATACGAGGGATTTCGCCAGTCTTCTTCTCGAAGCCAGCGGTAGGAAGCAGCGGTCCTTCTGCCTCATCGGAGAGGTAGGTGGCCATGATGGGAACGGAACGCTCGCCAATCTTCTGGTCGAAGGTGCGGGCGGGGTTCTCAAACGGAGCAAGGGTGTAGATGGACTTCCACTCCTCTTCGTCGAACCAGTAGTTCGGCTGTTCAGCAATCCAGTCTTCGAGGTTCTTGTAACCGCGAGCGAGAAGACCGGGCTCCAGAAGCTGATAAAATTCGGTCGAATACAGACCGGAAATGAGATTCTTTGCCATAATTTAGTCCTCCTTTGCTTTATTCGGTTACTTCTGCGAAATACTCGGGTTCGATGAACTGGCCGATTTCGCGGGCGGCGGCGATGACTGCGGCGGGAATACCGTTGCAGGTGTTCACGTAGCAGTAAACCTCGCCACGGGCGATGTCAACGAAGTTCTGGGCGTTACCTGCGTACAGGTCGCGGGTGAATACGGCGTTACCCTTCACTGCGACGGCCTTACCGGAACCGGCTTCGGCGGCGATGGTGAGGAAATCACCGGCCTTCACGGTGTCGATGTTGGCGGTAACTACGGTGATGGAGACAGTGCCGTCCTGGTTGTCGGTGACAGTACCGGCGGCGACGGCCTTACCAGTACCACTGATGGAGGCGGGAACCACCATCACGACATCAGTAGCGACGAGTTTGGGTGCGAGCCAAGATGCTCCGAGGGTGATAACGGAATTGCTTCCGCTCGCCTCGACCTTCAGGACCTCCCACACCTTCATAAGTTTGGCGGTGTGGGCCTTGAGGTCAACCTCAAAGGGGGTTCCGGCATGCACCAACTCCTTCTCTGCGAGGGTGTCGGAAATGAGAGCACCGTACTGACGGTACTTCACCTCGTCGGGGTGGCAGAGGAACGGATTCGCACCACCTACCTGCTGGCTGTGGCGCGAATAAGCGTTGTTGAAGTGTTCGTAAATAGGCATGATAATTTGTTTTTTATGGATGTCAACTGTTGTTACGAACTCGGTCAGCATCCTCCTTGGCCTTCTTGGCGCGGTCCTCGGCACTCACCTCGGCGGGTTTCGGAGAGCCATCCCCACGATAGGGGGCGGCACCTTCGCCGATGTAAGACTTGAGTTTATCCTCATAAGCGGATTTTACCGCAGTGAGGATGGTCTCAACGGTCGAATCGTCTTTGATTTCGATACCGGCGACGACATCATTCCAGATGGCTACGTTGGATACGTTGAGTTCGGTGGCCTTTCCTTTCACCTGGTCCCGCAGAGCGTTGAATTTACCCTGCTTGATTTGGTCATTGTAGTTGGCCTTGAGGGTTTCGAGTTCGGTTTTCTGCTTCTCAAGGTCGTCCTTGAGTTTCTTTACTTCGGGACTGTCGCCACCGCCCTGTTCAGGGTGAGCCTTCTTGTAATCCTCAAGGTCCTTCGCGGCCTGGGCCGCTTTGGTGCGCTCGGCATCTACGGAACTCTGGATAGACTTCAAGAGGGTTTCGACTTCGGCACCGGCGATTCCGGCCTCGATTTCCTCGTCTTTCGTGATGGTTTTTACGAGCAGTGCGGCCACCCCATCAAACGCCTTGTCACTCAACCCCAAATTTGCATACTTGGTTTTGAGGGCTGCTAAAATTTTGGTTTTCATGTTGTTAAAGAACTTGTTTGGGTTGTGAGTATAAAAAAATAGAGCTGCCTCCACGGTCCGGTATGGACCGAGAAAACAGCTCTACGGCTTTTTCAACGCAATGAGTATATCAAGGAACTAATCGAATCCTCACAAAGCGGTGACATCGGCGGCATTTCACCACAACCTCTGTCTCGCCTTCAAGAGACGCGACATTGAGCAATTTCTGCTCGCAAAACGGACACTCAACGAAGTTTTTCTCGGGCCCGTTGCCGCTAACCTCTTTTGACTCGAACGTCATAAGCCTGTCTATACTCGGTGCAAAAATACAAATTTTCCAACAAATTACAACAAAAGTTGCAGAAAAATTGATATTTTTGCAAAAAATAGTCAAAGTGGTATCCTCCAAGGACATACCTGTTTTGTCTTATGCAAGCGTTCAGGCGCTCCGTGATAAAGATAAGGACATCATCAACCCCCTTCGCATCATAGCGCAAGCAGGGGCACAAGAACGTATGCTTTCGCGATACGCAGACATCGTAATCGGCGGAGGAAGCAGGGGAGGTTCAAAAAGTTGGTCGCTTGTCATGGAGGGCCTAAAGGACATCAATGAGCCCGCTTTCTCCGGACTTATTGTCCGTAATGAGCGAGACGACCTTACCCAAGTCATTGACTATTCCACGATGATGTACTCCCAGTACGGAAACTTCAACCGCTCCCGCGACGACCGTACCTGGAACTTCAACGCCGGTGGAAAACTACGCTTCTCATACTACGGCGACTCACTCGAAGATTTCAAAAAGCGTTTCCAGGGAAAACAGTACAACTACATCGGCATCGACGAAATCACCCACATCCCATACGAGAAGTTCAAATACCTCGCAACTTGTAACCGAAACGGTGCCGGTCTGCATAACCGCATCTGGGGGACGTGCAACCCGGACCCGGATTCATGGGTGAGAAAATTCATCGACTGGTGGATTGGACCAGACGGTTTCCCGATTCCTGAACGTGACTGCAAAATCCGCTATTGCTTCATGGATGGAGATAGCGTTGATACTATCTACTGGGGCAACACCCCGGAGGAAGTGTACGAGCAGTGTAAAGACATCATCGACTCTCTCTGGAACGAGGCATACGCCAAACTCGGCTATGACAAAAAGCGGATGTTCGTCAAGTCCGTGACCTTTGTCCGTGCCGGTCTGGAAGAAAACCTCAAGCTGATGCTCTCGGACCCCAACTACCTCGCAAACCTTGCTCAGCAGTCCGACGAGCAGCGTGCCCGCGACCTTGAGGGTAACTGGAACTACAAGTCCACCGGCGAGGACATCATCAAAATCCTCGACATGGAGCGATTCTTCGAGGCTCCAAAGATTGAAGGCGGACCGAGATATGTATCCTGCGACGTCGCCTTCGAGGGTGGAGACTCCCTCGTGATGTGGCTCTGGGAGGGTTTTCACATAAAGGACCTTTACGTCTGCCGTCGTGACTCAAAGACCACCCTCCAGAACGTCAAGGCAAAACTCCAAGAGTGGGGCGTCCTCGAAGAGCATTTCACCTACGACCTCAATGGTCTCGGTCAGGCTTTTCGTGGATTCTTCCCGCACGCCAAACCCTTCAACAACATCGCCGGTGTTGACCCGAAATACAAAGGCATGTACAAGGACCTCAAGAGCCAGTGTGCATACATCTTCTACCACAAACTCATTGACGGGGAATTGAGCATCGAGCCGAGGCTCCTCGAAATGCGCTTCTCCGGCAAGGGCTTCTCCAATACGCCGCTCCGCCAGATTCTCCTCAAAGAGCGCAAAGCCATCCGGGCCGAAGAAGATTCCGCCGAGAAAGGCTTCTCCCTGATTAAGAAAAAGACGATGATGAGCATTGTCGGACACTCACCGGACTACATTGAAGCCCTTCTGATGCGAATGATATTCGAAATCGGAAAAGGAACACATCACGCCCCGAAAGGTCTCCCCGTTTACCGCAAAGCAACTTCAATCAGATTCATATAATGAGAACCTTACTTTCCAAGCGACCCTGGCAAAAAGTGCTGCCCTCTATGCCCGGAGAACCGCTCAAAACAAAAGATTGGACCCAGGACGACTTCATCCGGCAGTATTACCCGTCGGCCCACAACATTCATAATCCGATGTTCTATCCAGACATCTGGAGAGAAATCGAAGAACCCATCCTTGACGCCGAAGGCAACGATACCGGAAAGACCACTCGCAATACCTACGTTGAGAAAGTCCCGCGTTACGCTTTCGCCTTCCAACAGATTATCACTCTGAAGCACCTCGTTCACCTCTGCGGAAACGACATTCAGTTCGACCTAAACGCCCAGAAGGAGGACGAGAAAACCAGCACCGACTTCCGTCAATTCCGAGACGGGTGGCAGGGAAAGGACATGGAGCACGCCTTCTATGAGTTCGCCAAGAGCGTAAAGACAACCGGCGACGCCGCTTTCGTTGCATATATCGAAAACGGAAAATTCGGCTGGGATGTCTTTTCGCGCCTCAAGGGTGACGGGCTCTATCCACACTACGGACACGACGGGCGCCTCGATGTTTTCGCCAGAACCTACAATGACTATCTGCCGGACGGAACGGTCGTGGAGCGCATGGAGGTATGGGACCGCAAGTTCCTTCACAGGCTCCATAAATCATCGGACCCTAAAGATAGCGTGCCCACATTGTACTTCGGAGAAGGCTCTTTCCAATACTCCCTGGATGGATATGTCTATGACGACCCTAAAAAAGGAAAGATTCCGCACGGATTCACGAACCGGGTTCCTATCTCATACCATCGCAATGAAAACGGCCCGTGTTGGTCTCCCTCTCAGGATTCTATCGAGGAATATGAGATTTCCTTCTCCCAGATGGCCCATAACAACAAGGCGTTTGGCGAACCAATCATGTACCTCAAGGGTGACAACGTGGAGGCCAACCACGACTTTAACGGCACCATCAAGACCATCACCATGGGACAGGACGACGAAGCTGGATACCTCGCCGGGCAGTCCGCCAGTGAATCTTACATGAAGGAACTCAAGGACCTGCACGACCTTATCTACGAGCAGTCCTTCATCGTGACACCCCCGGAACTCAAAAGTGGAGACCTCCCCGCAGCGGCCTTGAAGATTCTCTATTCACCGGCGGTCGAGAAGGGTATGAATGATGCCGAGGAGTTCACTCCGGCCCTCAATGAAATCGTCTATCTGTTCTCATTCGGATATGGCGTCGAGGTAAAAAAGTCCCTCGACTTCGTGAACCTTCCTCTGCGCCCCTGGATTAAGGTCTATATCCACACAAACGAGAGCGCCGTAATGGCCGACCTTGCTGTTGGCGTCCAGAACGGCTTCATTTCCAAGCGCACCGCTTCCGAGCGTGCATGGTTCTATGCCGTCGCCACCGAGAAGGAGCGTCTGGCCGAAGAGGCAAAACTCGCGGAACAGGCCGACATTCTTGCCGCGTATGAGGCCCAGAGGTTCAGTCAGCAAAACTCTGAATAATGCCCACCGAGCAAGAAATAGCGAGAGCAAAGGACTATCTTCTTCTCCGTCTCCGGGCAGAGAGACTGGTTGTGTCAGAACTTGACACAGCCCTTCTCTCCGCCGCGAGGCGGATAGTGGAAATCTCCCGCCGGTACAACATTCCCCCAGAGAGTTTCCGCTTCTCTGCCAACCCGTCTCTTCTGGCGGAAGTCAATCAGGTCCTCGCGCTTCTGCGCGACGCCCTCTACGACCACGTTGCCACCATTGACACATTCAAGGATGGAGAAAACGACACACCCTTCGTAGCACCCGTCCTTACCACCTCATACAAGAACAAGACCTTCCGGCAGAGACTCGCAGAGTACACCTCTCGCTGGGGCTATGAACTGGAGGCCACTATCGCCGCCGCCGGGCTTGAAGGCATCAAGGACCAGGGGAAAATCCTCGCCGTGGTCCGCCAATACCTCGACCGCCCTTACGACAATCCGTGGATAAAGGAGCACATGGGAAAAGGCGATGCGGTTCGCCTTGAGAATATCCCGCACTACGGGAAGGGAAACCCCATAGCCTCCGCAACCGCCCTCTCCGTCCTCCTGACGACACTCGTGGCAAAGGGATGGATGCAGAACTGGGCGAGACTCAACGAAGGAAAGCGCGGCTACTATGTCTATCGCGGCTCCTCATTCCCTTGTGAGATTTGCGACGCGCAGGTAGGATTCCTCCACGCGGCCAACGACCTCGAAGGAATGCCACCCTACCATCCGCGCTGTTGTTGTTATGTAGTTTACACCAACGAAATATGATTGATTTTTCAACAAAAAGAAAGAGCCGTGCGAAGGCCGAGAAGGTGGACGTCAGGCAACTGGCCGTGGCGGAACTCATGGCGTGGGGATGGGACCCAGTTGACGCCATGCTCGCCGTGGGCTTCGTCAAGGAGTCCGACGAGAAGGTGGAGGCCGCTCACGCCGCTGTCGCCTTCACTACATCCGAAGCCATTACCAAACTCGTCCGCAAGCGCCAGGCGCAGATGCGGGGCGGATGCGTCCTTGACGAGTACCAGAAAATCCACCCCACCCCCGGAGGACAGAGTGACGGACGCGGGGCCAAGAAGGGAAGCAGTATCAGCGCAACCAACAACCCCACCTATCTGGAAAGGAAACTCTGGCAAGGCGAAACGGCGCCGGTCGGCGACGAGGAAATCCTCGCGAGAATGTGGGAGACCATCACGCAACTTGAGCCCAAGGACCCCAAGCGCGTGGACCTCCTGGATAAGTACGACCGTCTCAAGCGCCGCCAGGGTATCGGCGAGGACGACACCACCATCCACTTCTACCTCCCGCGCCCCGAGTGCGACACCTGCCCTTTCCGTGGCAGCCATGTCATTACCGAGCCGGAGGCCACTGCGGTCGCAGAGCCCGAGAAGCAGACGGAGGAAGACGCCCCGGAAGACTCCGGCAAGAAAGACTACTACGTCCCGCGTCCCGGATACTCCGTCAACGGAAAGAAACTGGGGCGTCCGCCGAAGCGTCACTATAAGAAACGGGAGAAAAAACCGAAAGAAGAAGTTTAACTAAAATCAAATAACGCATTATGTCACAACTTACCAATTTCATCCCGAAGACCCAGAAGGAGTGCCAGGCGCTCCTTAAGGACCTCGACGAGAACCGCGATGGTATCGCCATCGCTGACCGCTATGGCCGCATCGACGCCCTGAATCCGACGGAAATCAAGGCCCTCATCGAACTTATCAAAAAACAAATCGGCATAGAGGGCCCTTCCACTCCGGACGGCAACGGCGTCGTCACCGACAAGGGCATCCTCTTCTGGCTCGGAAACAAAGACCTCAAGAAAGGCATGGAGGTATTCGTTGACGATGAAAACCATGAAGGTCTCATCCCCGCACCTGACGGGAAGTACACCACCGAGCGCGGCACCGTTGTTTCCGTCTCCGAAGGCATCGCGACCTCCGTAGCCCGCCCCGCATCAAAAAAGTCCAACCCTAAATCCATCAAGAAATGAAACTCGACAAGAAAGGCAAAATCATCCTCCAGAGAGGCGACTATCGCGTAGGCAACTTCATCTTCCACGAGGAAGGCAACCATATCAAGGGCATGGATATTTCCGGGCTCGTCTCCTGGCGAATCTCCAAGGACACCTCCGTCGGTATGCTCGTCTCCATGGCCATCAAGGAAAAGCATGACGGATGGCTCAAGGGCTACGCCGCCTCCATCTTCTCACAGCTCTGCGTCGTTCCCGACGTTCCGTTCTTTGTCAAGCACGCCGAACTCGTAAACGCACAGACCGAGGCCCATCCGGAGTATTACGGCAAACCCAAGCCCACCGACGACAAGGAGGCCGACGACAAGATACTCCAGGAGGAGAAGGAACTCCACGAAGAACTCGAAAACATCAAGAGCGAGTAAAACGCCCGGCCACGGGGCAAATGGAACCTCACTGCTCGCTCACGCACCCCTCACGTTTTTTATTGTTGTTGACGTGAGGGGTTTTTCGTATCCATAAAAGTCAATAAAAATAAAACAAAGTCAAACAAAGGTTGCAAAAGTCAACTAAACACAATATCTTTGCGGAAAACAAACAACAAGAATCATGAGCAGTAACAACGAGTCTATCTTCACAAAAGCGGTACTGACCTTCCAGGAAGCGGTTGAATACACCGGCTTCTCCGCCGCCTATCTCTACAAACTGACGTCGGCAAAGACAATCCCGCACAACAAGCCCAACGGCAAGGCAATCTTCTTCGACCGCCGCGAACTCGAAGACTGGCTCATGGGCCGCAGCAAGGCTCCGGCGGCAGACGACGCCCGCTTCCGCGACGGATGGGCCCGCGAGGACATAGAGGACCTGGTGCGCTGGGTGATGGCGAAGTATCAATGCCGGAGCAAAACGGAGCACGCCCTTGCATCCGTCGCAAAATACAACGAGCCCGGGAAGCGCCTGTCTCCAGACTTCGTTCTCGACTATCTCTACGAGAACTACGACCTTGACGTCCTTTGCCGTGAAGACCTCAACTACGACCGCGACACCCTCCGTGCAGAAAAGAAACGCCGTGCGGACCTGGGCCTTCATCTGTTCTGGGAAGACTGGGACGACGAAAACTTCTCCATCTTCATCCACCTCGGCATCCCCGAGGAGAAATCATCGCAGTTCTACGACACCGACTGCCCCCACTCCGCAGAAGACTGCCTCCAGTGGATAAGCAAGAACATCTACCATGGCAAGAAGTCTCCGGCGGACCTCCGTGCACAGTACGAAGCAGCGAAAGTGCACTAAAATCCAACAAAGTCAAACAAAAGTTAATCAAACACAAAAATCAGATAGGATGGAGCAAGATTCCATCCTATTTTTGATATAAAAAAGGAAAGAAAAGTCAAGAAAAGTCAAAAACAAGGCCGTTTTCACCTTGAATTTTATCGAAAAACAATAAAAATAATGCACTTGCAGGGTTTACGAGGGTGCGCCTCCGCCTCCATCCCCCTTTGCCCCCTTAATGGTTTCCCCTTACAATCTCCTTCCTTAATCCCCCTATAATCCCCCTTTCTCCACCACCACTCCCAGAGAGTGATATACACGTGTACGTGTGAGCGCGTATGAGGGAAGGACCATGATGGCCGATACAACTTCGGTTGATGATGATTGTCTTTCATGTACGCGCTCGCCGCTATTCTCATGCAGCTTCTATCGAAGATGCTTCCCGCTGAGCCGGAAGGGAGAAAGGAGGCAAAACGCCCCGCTTTGGCCCATTCCGGGCGATTCTGGAAGGTTTGAGGCCCTCGGTGGCAGTAGAGGTCATCTGGAGGGCTCCGGGCTTAAAATAGGCCCTTTTCCGGGCTATTTATCCCCGTAGGGGATAGGGGCGGAATCTGAAAAATTGAAAATTTCAAAAATTTAGAAAAAAAATTAGGTGTCTGGGGTGGGTGACTATACCTTTTAACTGTGCGGGGGGCCCGGGTGGCTAACTTATTGATTTTCAAGTAGTTACGGCAAAAATACCTTATAATAGTAAGTTTTTATCCGTTATCGTTTTACGATATGTAACAACTTTGTTACATTCTCCGAAAGTGTACCACCGAAACGGCAAAAGTAACAAAGATGTTACATTTTTTCCGTTCTGGTCTTCCTGGAAATATAGTTTAGAATCTTTCAAAACTACCTTTGTAACTCATTGAAAATCAATAACTTATAAATGTAAATTATTCTAATAAGGTATTAAATTTTTTTCTAACTTATTGATATTCAAGCACTTACAAAGACGAAAAAAGTGCAAAAAATATTGTAAAATGTTTGTATTGTCGGGATTATTTTGTATATTTGTATTGCAGTTCTTTGACATATTAAGATAGTGCCGGGCATCCCTTTGCCCTGATTCTATTATTAAAAATTTTTATTAACTTAATCCTTTTTTTTGTTATGAATAAGATAGAAAATTTTGCAAAGTATTGCACCACGGCACAAAAAGCCACTTTTACAAGTTTAGACGGAAATAGCCGTCTTAATGTAGTAACGGCATTTTATAACGAAAACGGCATAAATTTGCCGTCCGTTATCACTGTTTCACAGTCCAAAAAGGGCGCATATTTGACAAAGGACGAAAAAATACAAATTCAGTCCGCCTATATTTCCGCCCTTGTTTCCGGGACTGTTTCCGAGGAAATAGAAAACAATTTCCGGGCCGTTACTGATTCCGAGGCCGTCGCTACATTTTCCGAAACTTTGCCGTTTTCCGAGGCCGTCAAAACTTTTGGCCCGGCTATTGTTTCCGCAAAAATGATTGACAATTTAAGCGCATCGGAAAACGAAAAATTCCACAAGATACGTAAATTTGACGTCCCGGCAAATGTCGCTATTTCGGAAATTCCGGCATTTATTAAAGCCCTTGAAACAATCTACAAAGAAAACACTACAAAATAAATCTTTTTGGCACTATCTTAATATTACAATTTGCCCGGCTATTTTGGCCGGGCATTTTGTTTTGCGTGTGGTGCAAAGTGAAATTTACACCACGCCCCAAAAAATAGGTATAAGTCCAGGACGGGCGCGAAGTAGTCCCGGCATCCGATGCCCTTTGAAATAGCGAACGAACGGAACGAACGAACGAACGGAACGACTGCACAAATTTTTGTGTGGCCGTTATTTTCGTGTGTTCCTGGTGCGCTCGCAAATCTGCACCGTATTTTGAACGGGCTTGCAGTGGTTGCCTGAATCTGGGGAACGTGATTCCCTGGATGAACGGTGAACGGTTGAGGGGATGAATGAATCCTGGAAGCTGGTGAATGGATAGCAATTTACGCGAATGATTCTCCACTGCAAAAAATAGTGAATGATTGATTGAACGGGCGGAAATGGCTTGTCGTCACAGACATTCAAAACGGGCCCTGGAATATGGATGCCGGGAGAGGAAAACAGGAACGGAACGAGCTGTAAAAATTCGCCTGGGTGGTGTGCGGTTGAACGCTGCACACCATTGCAAAATATCTTAACCAATCAAAAATCAACCATGTGTAAAACGAGCATTATCCACGTTGCCAGTCAGACTGGGAGCGAGGACGGGCGCAATTTCGCCCTGATGAACGACTGCGAAACGATTGCGGAGATTTTCTCCCGGCAGTTCACGAACGAGTCCGCACGTGCTGCGTATCGCTCGAATTTCCTGGCGGAGATAGGGAAACGGATTTCCCCGGCGAACAATCTCCCGGTGCAGTATGCGATGCGTTAAAGTGATTGTGTAGGTGGGTGTGATTATCCACCTATGCACCAAATGTTTAATCAAAAATTCTGCTATTATGAAAAAGATTATCTGCAAAGTTATTGAGAGGCTTTTCCCTGGTGAGGTCAAACGAATCAAGGAAACGAACCGTGCCAGACGAACCGCAATTCAGGCTATGCTTGATGCGAGCCGTGAACTGCGGGCTGCGGGAAACTCCGTGAACGAAACGAACCGTGCGATGCGTACCGCATTGAACTGGTACAACGAACGGGATTACGACCGCTGCTTGAAACGAACCGGTGCCGTGATGCTCTCTCTGTAACGAACCGTGACAAGGCCGGTTATTCCTGGCGGAATTTCCGGTCACGAATCAACCAATCAAAATACTATCATGAAAGCTGAAATTACATTTGAACAGCTCTGGACGAACCCGTCCGTGCGTGGGTTTTTCTTCCGCACGCAGAGCGAGGAGACCTTGAACGAACTGATGGAACGCGCAGCGATTTCCGAGAGCCGTGTTTGTGAAGCCGTGGATTTCTACGCGGAAACTCACGGCGAGGACCTGGAGGGCATCGAAGAAATGTTCTATTCCTACGGTGACAATACCGTTGAGGATTTAGCCAACGAACTGGGAATCGAACTGGAGGAGAACGAGGACGATTCCGAGGACGAATGAACCGCATGTGCGGTGGTTCCTGAACGAACCACCGTGCGCACAAACCAATCAAAATTCACAAAGTATGAACGACATCGCTAAAATGAGGGCCGAATTTGAAGAAAAAATTCGCCTCGCAGAACTGGAGAACAAGTACAACGAACCGCTTCAGCAGTTTGGAATCCAAATCGTTATCATAGATGGAAATTCGCTCACGCAGAAAGGAAAGATTCATGTCGTGGTGCACAGGGCCGACGACCGACTCAAGGCGCTAACCGAACGGGATGCGCAGAACGCTCTGAACCATTTGCCCATGACGGAGAATTGTCGCGTGTACACCGGGAGCAAAAATGGTTACGCCATGCTCCCGTATCGCATGCAAACGAGCCGTGCTCCGAAGCAGTTCGCAACGATTCTCACGATTGAGTACATCCACAACGACCTGGATTTGACCGTGGAATTTCCGATTGACGAACGAAATCCGGAATTGATGCAGTATTTCCTTCGGGACCAGTATGAGATTGACGATTCAACCATCGGACTGTATTACGGTGCGGTTTCTCCGGCAGCGAAGGGACGATTGAAATATCAGCCGGTCCTTTCGTGGAACTGTGGCAGTGTCACCCGTTTCCAGGGTGGATACCGCCAGCAAAATTCAGAAGGTCATTTGCTTTGCGTTGCGGAAAGTATAATGAACGACGATTTTGCATACGAGCGCAACTTGTAACCGTCTTTTGCCTTGCGGTTTTTGAACGAACCGTAGGGCACCATGAACCAATCACAATTTACTATGGCAAAATCTATCTACTGTGTCAAACACGAGTGGTTTGACGAGGACGGGAACAAACTGGAATCCCGGTGCGTAACGCACGCCTGGTTTTCATCCTACGCAAAAGCGGTGGATGAATACGAGTCGCGCCTGACGAACCTCTACGACCGGGTTTATCCTGAGCGACGGGTTGAACGGATTTCTCCGGCCACCGGATTCTCAACCGTGGACGGGACCTACGAACTGTCTGCTGCAAAGGTGTACGCGAAACCAGAGGAAAAGAGTTGCATCCGCGTGGCGCTTTGTGCCGTGGACTTGCAGTGAACAATTTGCCCGCTCGCCCCTGGCCGGACGAACGGGCACCAACAAACCAATCAATCACAATTATGAGTAAGAACAAATCACCCTGGCCCCTTTGGATGGGAATTTACGGATTCCGTTTTGTGTACCACGGAGATTGGGCCGACCCGGAGATTGTGTGGCACGGCCACGCAATGAATATCTGCGAAATAGAGGACCCCATGTGGGAGCTGTTTTGCGAAGTGTGTGATGAAACCGGCATGGAGCAGAGCGACGAGAATTTCATGGCGTTCTGCAAAAAGGAAGTATGGCGTATGCGTGAATATGCGCAGATGGCCATCGACTGCGGTCACGCCTACCGTGTGAAACGACTGCGTTGGACGAGCCTCCTTTTCTCGCGTGATTCTCCGGCTCTTGTAGCAGTCCCTGCAAAATGAACCATTTCTCCCGGCTCCTGAAACGAACCGGGAGGAACCGAACCAATCAAATCTATTTGCTATGAATTACGAGAAATTCTGCAACACTATTGCTGCCGCACTGAATGGATATGTGCACACCAACTCGAAAAAAGAGATTACTGGAGTCTATCAGCCATTTGGACGCCAAATATGTTGGCTCCAGGGTAATGACGAACCAGGCACGAAGTTGGCCGACATTTCCGACATTATCAAGGACGGACACGCCAGCACACGTTGTTATATTAGCGACGACAACGACGGGAGTTTCTATGTGTGGGATAATTTATGCCCGGACATTGATGAACTTGGCAGAGAGGGGCAGATACTGCTCTATCATGGAAGGAGCCTCAAGACGGCTATACGAAAAGCCCTTGCGTATCATCCTTGGTATGATTCTCACAAATTCCCGTTATGGAATTAGATGAATGGTTTTCCGGGTGTGATTACCCGGCGAACCGCCATAACCAATCAAATCACACTAATTATGAAAATGAAAGAATACTTTCAGAATCTTCCCGTTGGGGAGGTTGTGAACAAACGCGGTCTTGCGTACCTCAAACGCCTTGGGTTCATTTGGGATTATTCCCCCTGGGGTTATCTCGAATCCCTGCGAATTTACGGCAAGAAACGCGAGGGCGAACCATTCCGCGACGAACTGACGCTTGAAATCAGTCCGAAACGGAACTGCAAGGCAGCAGAGCGGTACAATGGTGCATTATTCGAGAAATATCGCCAGTGCGGTCGTATCGAGATTGACAAAACCCTCGACGAACTGCTTGAAATGTTCGGCACGCAGGGAAGTTTTGAGTTCAACGGCATCACGTTCCGGCCCCGGTATTTTGACGGGTGTTTCAAACCGTATCTTGTCAAGGACGGGCCCGTGAACGGTAAGCAAGTGACTCACCGAATGAGTTTGTGGGGAGCCGTGATTTAGGTGGCTTGCGGAGGAATCCGCAAACCATCGCAAACAACCAATCTACACAATCACTATGCTTAAGAAAAGAATCACCGAACTTATGGACCGCTACGAAAGTGGCGAAGAAAACCTCAGCGCCTACGATGTGATGGACGAACTGGAGGATGCACTGGAGGAGGAGCCGTATGAGGAAGAAAACCTCGAACTGGAACTTGCTCTGAAAGATGCAATCCACACGTTCATTCTGCAACGGCATGATGCCGAGCGCGGTGGTGGCCGGATTCCTGACGGGAGCGATGAATTTATTGCTGCCGTGGAGCGCATCATCGGCTACGAAAACTAACCATTTCCTTGCGGGTGTGAAAATCCGCGAGGGAGCCACAACCAATCAAAATTAAATCACTATGTACGAGAAAGAAACTATTGGCTACAAAGGTATGTCGATAAAAATCTGCTACGACGAGGATGCTGAATCCCCGGCAAACTGGGACAATCCAGATTGTTTCCTCTGCGCGGATTACCGCTGTCTGAACGTGGATTCAGAGAGTATTTCCGCAGAGGATTGTAGAAATGCAATCGAAGAAACGAACCGTTGGTTCCTGAATGGATTTTACATCTTCCCCGTGAGCATCTACGACCATAGCGGTATCTGCATCCACCTGGGTACAACCCGTGGCTGGGACTATTCCAACGGCTACGCATTTATCTGCGTGAAACGCCGTAAGGGTTGGTCCTGGGCGAAATCCAAGGCCGAAAAGATTGCTGAATCAGTCGTGAGCGAGTGGAACATGTACCTTGAAGGCGAGGTTTACGGATATGTTGCAGAGGATGAGGACGGAGAGCACATTGATTCCTGTTGGGGATTCTATGGCGACGATGGCCTCGAAGATGCAATCCAGCAAGCCAAAAACGCAATCGACTGCGAATTGAAGGACAGGCGCGAGAAGGCGATGGTCGCTTACAAAGCCGCCCTCACAAACCACATCAACAAGCGCAAGGAGCAAATCAAGCACTCTGCGCCGTTGTATGCGAGAACCGCCTTTGCGTACTAATCTTTGTCAGTGTGGCCATGAACCGCCACACTGGCGCCAACCAATCAACAATCATTATGGAAAGACAATTTACCGATGAACGCACCGGGAGTGTGATTTATGCTCCGCTTGGTGCAACCCTTATCCACGGCACGATGCGTAACTGCGACCTGGTTCCGACATTCCTTGAAGCAATCAAGGATACGATGGAGTATGCGCAGATGATTCAGAGCATCAATGGTGCCAACTGGAATCTCTGCGTGATTACCGCCGGTGACACGAGCGAGAATGACGAACGTTGGTCTTCCGAAGATGTGACCATGTTTCTGGAGGATTTGTTTGATGTCTTGGATGCTTATGCTCCGGACGGATATTTCTTCGGCGCTCACCCCGGCGACGGGAGCGATTACGGCTACTGGCCAAGCGATTTGCTTGACTAACCTTCATCTTGCCTACACCGAACCGTAGGCAAGGTGTCAATCAACCAATCAAATCAATACTATGCACGTAACGGAATTATCCCGTGAACAGCTCACGGAACTGAAAAACAACTACATGGTAGAACTGGTAAACGAGGGCACTTTTGCCGAAGTGATGGACCGGGACTACGATGAACCCTCAATGTGGGATGTCGCTAATGCGGACGAGATTGTCCCTGACGATGTAATCTTCCGCCAGTACGACGGCATTGACTTCGTTCCTGATGATTTCTTCTGCACTGCGGGAGAATAAACTTTTCCCATGGCCACCCGACCGTGACCATGGGAGCAAACCAATCAATAAAATTCATCACTATGAAAGCAAAAGAACTGAAAGCCTTACTTGAAGGCGTGGACGACAATGCGAATGTCGTTATCGCAGACTGCGAGGATGCAATTCTGCAAATCGTCGGTGGCGGTGAAATGTCCTACGGTGGCATTGTACTGCGCACCCGTCAGGAATTTCCCGATGCCTGGTTCCGCGAGGGACGGGAAGTGCACTGGATAAACGGTGCGGGCGTGATAGTCAAGTATGTCGAGGAAACCGAGGACATCGAAGTGGTTTCCAAAGAGTTCTTCGGGGACGAAAAGGAGCACAACTTCTGCCTTAAATACTATGACGGATACGCAGAGGGCGAGGGCCTGAGAATGGAATATCCCAAACTTGCAGATGTCACCGACGACATGATTGAGGAAATCGACCAGTACAACGGCCAACAGTGTACGGACTCCGGCTACGTTTGCCAACGCGACGTGTGCATGGTATTCGGCAAGGTTGTATCGTACAATCCTCCGCAGAATCCCCTTCGCGCCCTTATCAACCAAGTGGATGCGACCTTCAAAAAGGACGACATCAAGAATGTTCCTCGTGAAACCCTCGAAGAGCTGGTAATTAGCCTCTATGACGGGCTCAACGAAATCAACGGCACCTATCCAGACTGGTGGGACCGTGCGAAGTGAATCTCGCCCTGCAAGACCTGGCCGTTTTGCAGGGTGCCAAAAAATCATTACATTTGCATCGTAATTGACCGCAGTGATGCGGGATTTATTCATAACAACAGACTGTCGTGAGATAGCCGCATTAAGGATTTTTAATAAATACCAAGCCATTCACTCCTGACCGAGTGGGTGGCTTCTCTTTTATCAACCAATCAACATCACAAATCTATGAGTACAAGTTTATTCAACCCCATAATCAATGGGGTGCAGCATGTCACGTATCATCGCAACCCCACGAGGGCCGAGATTAAATTCGGCTATGGCGCAACACACTACCGCGACTTCCCTCTGGAAGAAGTGGTAAACCGCAAGAAGAACACCGTAAATGGAGTTCTCGTACTGAAGAAATGGTTCGTCGCAGACGACGGGCTGAGATATTATCTTTAGGAGGTGTAGCCATGTTTACAATCTACGTCAAAGAAGTAGGCAGGCGAGTGTTTGAGCGCTATTACCACAAGTGGGAAAATGCAAAGAAACAGCTCGAAAGCGACCTTTCTCTTGCCCTCGCAGATAAGTGGGTGGTTCGTCACCGTCGAGACAAGTTCAATGCAGATAAGGGCTTTTACGAGTTTGACATTTGCGGTCAAACCAGTGAGGGCGAGGACTTCTCTCTCTATCTTGTGGAGGGGCACTTCCAAGATTAACCATTGCATTCCGTTCCCTGGCCGGAACGGAGTGCGCCAACCCTTATGTTCAACCAATTTAATTTCACAACAAATGAAAGCAAAACTCATTTTCAAAGAAGGTCGCGAAGACGAAATGAAACTGGATGCCATCGAAGGAATCTCAATTCCGAGGATTGACGGTGCGACCATTCTGGTGTATCCCAAATACAAGGAGTGCAAACTTCTTAACGCCAGTCGCATTGACGACTGGAAGGAGCCGGGCCATTCGGAGATTGAGGCTCTTTTTGAAGACACCGACCTCTGCAAAGAGCGCACCGATGAACTGCTGAAGCTGGATAGCCCGGCAGCGAAGTTCGTGCGTGGCATCGGAGAGAAGTTCAACATTCCTTCTCTCCTTACCGCCGGAGCCATCAAGAAGTACCAGAAAGAAATCAACGCCCTTGCGAAGCAGATAGAGGGCGCAGACCTTCTCCCCGAAGGTTCCTACCTTTGGTCTTGCCTTCGTGTCAGCGCCGGCGGCGCGTGGGTTGCGAGTGGCGGCTACGGTTTCTTCGGCAGCAACAACTTGTATAACACCTGCGTTGTTGTGCCCGTGGCGCATCTTGAAAAACCGAGCGCAAGCGAGGCTTAAGCCTTCTTTCTTGGAGGCGGGCTCCGTCCCGCCGACACCATTCTTCCTTCGGATAGCCACCTCTGACCGGGTGGCTATTCGCTACAAACCAATCACTGATTCATTATGGAAAGCAAAGCAACAAAATCAAAATGTTACTCTAAAGGCCCACTCTTCGGGCTCGTGTCTCTCGACCACCTCAACAAGACGGAGGAGTATGAAATCTGCATGGCGCTTATACACCGGCATAATGAGGCGTATGAGCGCCTCCATGGTAACGGAAAATGCTATGAAAATGGAACCTTCGAGCGACACGCCGATGAAACCTCCGTCGGGGTCTGCGGTCGTCTTGTGGATTTGATTCGCAAAGACTGGTAACAGTTTGGCTTATGGCTCTTGACCGGGCCATGGGCCTCCACAAACCAATCAAATATCACTATGGATAAAAAATTCTTGAAAAACATCGCGATTCTGGAAGAATACGATGTAAAAGTCTGCAACACCGAGCCGGTGTGGGCGGACAAGCCCAACTCTGTGGAACTGGAATACTACACCAACGCCGGAGGGGATATGATTATTTGCCTTGACGAGCCGTCGCGCAAGTGCCTCAATAAGTACCTTGACGATTTCGACATTGACGAAGAAGTGATGCTCTGGTGGCAGAATGGTCGCGAGGCCGCTCATGCAAAGGGCGTCCCTTTCGACAATACTCGCGAGCATTATGAGGACTTGGAGGAATGGAAAGCAGACCTCCGCAATATCGCCGACAAATTAGATTGACGCCCTATGACAAAAGTTGTATTCAGAAAAGTCTGCACGAAGGACTTCTATGGCGAAATCATTGCCGTTTTCCCTATCTGCTGGAACAAGGACATGCTTACAAGTTATGAGCATGTGGGGCAACATGGTCCTTGCTCACTGGATTTCTACCGCAAAAACACCAAACCGGCAGCGCAGAGTGAGTACGCAGAACTACTCTCTGAACTGCGCACCATCTATGACGACCTTGTAGTCGTGGACCGACTGCCGAGGCTATCGGAGGTGTTTGCGTAAACCCCATGACTGCGCACCTTTGACCGGGTGCGTGGTCGCCAAACCAATCAACAAAACACTATGAGCAAAAGAAAAACCTACGAGGAGCGCATTGACGCCCTCAACCAGAAAGCCAAATATGAAATCCGCGACCTTCTTAATGCCAACGGCATCAAGAAACTGGAGTTGTCGGGAGAAGTGCAGGCGGTGTCCGAAAGCCCCTCGGGAAGATTTGATTTCTATCCGGTAATTGTGGTTGAGTTGGTAAAGCAAAATCCGCCTCATACCGGAGAAGTTCTCTGCTTCGACTACAAGGGAGGGAGCCACTGGTACACTAACCCGATTATCTGGTGTCAAATCTGCGACGAGGTGCGCAAGAAACTGCGGGTGAAGTAATCCTCACGGGCACCGGCGCCTGACCGCGCCAGTGCTTGCCAACAATCAAAAATCTTTTTCACTATGGCAGTAAGAGTTACAAAACGAACCACCAATGACGGGGTTCGATATTCAATCTCTGGTTTGACCTTTAGCCAGCTCTTTCGGGTTAAGAATGCAATGTTCGACTGCGAGGAGAAAATGAAGGCGATTGCGGACCAGTGTGCAAAGGAGGGAGACCTTGCGATGGCAAGGGAGTTCAAGGAGTATGCGAGGGATGCACACGAGGTCTTCACTGCGGCCAATGATGGCTGCATTTGATTGGTTGTGGGGCGGGTGATGCCGCCCCTTTAACCGCTAATTCACCAATCAAAATTTCACATTATGCAAGTAGAATTAACAACCAAAGAAGTATCCGTTCTTACGGAACTCTGCCAGATGGAAATCGGTGCACTTCGTAGCCGTATAATGGACGACAAGAGATTCCGCGATTTTGACGACATTCCGAAAGCTGAAGTTGAAATCAACCAGCTCAATCGTATCATTAAAAAACTATCGTAATGAAACTCAAAATCACTTACTTCGCTATCATTGTCCTCATGATTACCCTTGCTGCTCTATTCTACGAGTGGAATGGCATTTGGGTAGCGGAGGGGATTCTTGTTGGCCTCGGATTCGCAGTGTCGGACAAGATTCAGAAGAGGCGGGGCCGGTAGCCCTACTTCTTCTCCAATAAACCAATTAAAGAACACCACTATGAAGATTTATGTATTCGCCGTGGATGCTGCAAGGCAGTATCTTACGAAAAGAGAAGGCCGCGAACTGGAAGACGAATTTGTCGAGAAGGTTCTTACCCTCAAGGAAACCGAATGTCGCTCACTCGCTATCACTTCCGAGGGCGATGATAACCGCCTCTGTGGAATTTACGGAGGCCACTCGTTTGAGAGGGAGTTTAACCATGACCTCCAGGGCCGTATAAGTTCGGACAATGTGTTTATCCGCATCTTCTAAAATCCAATCAAACCATGATACCGCTACAAGAAGCACTCCAGAGCCTCAACCCGAGGCAGAAGCCGGGCATAGTGAAGCACCTTGCCACGGCCCACATAGACAGATGGGAGGACTTTGACAAATGGCACCTTACAAGGTTCGCCGGTGAAGTCAAGGAAACCATGGCCCCATCATCAGCACACACCACCTTTGCCGTTCTCAAAGCATTCCTTGCGCAGTTCGAGGATGAATTGCCGAACCTCCCGAAAAACTATCGTGAAATCCTCAAGGCCAAGAATGAGGCTCCGATGAAAACCTACCTCACCAAAGAGGAGGTGGAAGCCTTCGGTAACGCCTGGCTCGACTCCGACATGGAACGAACCGTCCGGGACGGGTTCTATGTATCCTGCAAGACCGGCCTTCGTCACTCTGACCTTATCAAGCTGCTTCCCTCGAACTTCCAGAAGCGGGAGGAAGGTGGGTGGTATCTGAACTACGTGTCAAAGAAGACTCGCATCCAATCCACAATCATCTGCTCCGACGCAACCAAGGAAAAAGTGGAATGGTTGCATAAACACGGCAAGCAGAACCTCTCTATTTCCTACTACAACAACATGGTAAGGGAACTGGCGCAGAGGGCGGAAATCAACACGGAGGTAAGTGTGTATAAGGCCGGGAAGGAAATCTCCGGCCCGAAGTGGATGTTCCTTTCCTCGCACTCTGCAAGAATCTCATTCTGCACCATCCTTGCAGACCTGGGGACGGATATACTTGACATCATGCAACTCGCTGGTCATACCAACCCCGCCATGAGCGCAAGGTATATAGTCCGCCACGATGTAAAACTCAATCCGAAAGTAGAATCATTCTTAATGTAGCACTATGACACCAGAAGAAGTTATACAGAAAATCAAAAACCTTGTGGTCGAGAATAACCTTAACTGCACCATCGCAGTGCAGTCTGACGCCCAGAACAAAGTCTGCATCGCCATGCGTGGGGACGAACAGAAGATGGGAGGGTGCCTAATCAGCCTTCTCGGAAGCGGCCAGATAGGCCCGCACAATCTCGCCACCCTTGGCGCCTATTGCATCGCCCAGGCGAAGGGATTGAAAGGCTTCGGCGATGCCCGGAAATTCGGAAATTACCTTATGGGATGCGCAGATATGTATCAACAGCATTCCGATATGATTAACCCTAACACGAAGGGGTTGTCGTAGAAAATGCTATCTTTGCACTTGGCCATGGTCGCCTGACCGCCACCATGGCCACTATCACACTTCATGGTGAAATGTGATTTTTGATTGGTCGCCACGGGGGTATTATGCCCTCGTGGCTTTTTCTATTTGAAAAAACGCAACAAGTGTTGTATATTGTTGTTAGAATTGCTACCTTTGCACTGTACCGAGTAGGGAACGGTGCGCAAACACGAAATAGAGTAGTCCCGTAAGGGGCAATCTATATAACCGCGTCAGTAGTCCCTACCTACTGATGCGGTTTTTAATAATTGAACTATGAAAGTAGAGGTTAATTCGGAAAGATGGTTGTTGCTTGAAGATTTTCCTGGGGAAATATGGAGGAAAATTGAGGACAGTAAAGAATATGGCGTATATTTCGTGTCTAATTACGGAAGGGTAAAACGGATGCCGTTCTTTGGTGGGCGCTATCATTTTCCCGAAATGATATTTAGGCAGCACTTGTCAAGAAAAAATGGGTATTACAAGGTTCGTGTTGCGGGCAAAATGTATTATGCACACAAACTCGTTGCCCTTGCGTTTATTCAAAGAGAATGGGGGTGCACTTCGATTGACCATCGGAACGGGATTAAAACCGACAATCGCGCCAAGAATCTCAGGTGGGTGACGTGTAAGCAAAATGCAAACAACCCAATTACAAAGTGGGAGCGGAATAAGGCTTTCAACGAGAGGCTTTCCATTCCTTGCCCCGAGCCAAAGGAGTCCCTGATTTTCATTTATGCCTTTAATCCCGTAATCAATCTATCGAAAGGTATTATCCCATTATCAAGGCAGGCGCAAGCCATTGAAGATGCAAAGTTAAGGAGTAATCCATGATGGATTACTTGAAGTGAAAAACCCTTAAAAAACGTGTTAACTATCCTTAACACAAACCGCCCTACAATGCCCTACAAGCCGTAAAACGTGGTTTTGAGCACACCCTGTAGGAGTCACCAACAATCCCCGCAATTAACGAAAAATCAGTTAGTTGCGGGGATTATTTTTGCCAATGGATTACTTTTTGGATTACTTGAATAGCGAATTACCTTTCAAAGCAATCGCGTTCTCTTCCTTTGTCAATTTCACATAGGTAGCAAAACTCTTCTCGTTCTTATGTCCCGTAAGGAGCATGATAGACCTTTCGGGCAAACCTTGCAGAACCAGATTGGTCGCCAATGACCTCCGGCTACAATGACTTGACACAAGCATATATTTCGGCTTCGTGGTCTTGACTTGCTTACCGCCCTTAACGATAGTGGTCGTGACGGGTTGGTTTATCTTCGCATACATGCAGACCGTCTTTATCTCCCGATTGAGTTCCACCTGGGACATTCTCGGTGCATGCCCGCCGTTTCGCTTAAGCATCTTCACCACCCTTGGGGAGCAGGGTATCAGCGACTCCACTCCCGTCTTTCGGGAGGTAAGGTGTATCACCCCATCCCGTATCATGCTTTCGTCAAGCTGCGAGTAGTCCCCGAACCGCGCACCCGTGTAGAAGCCGAGGAGGAAAAGGTCTCGAACCGCGCAGAGGTGCTTATCTTTCAATTCCAAGGCCCACAGGCGCTCGATTTCCTCTTCGGTGAGGTAGATACTATCTGCGGGCATGAAGTTCTTTTTGACGCGAAGGAAAGCGGTATTGTGATGAAATCCAGCATCAAGGGCTTCTTGCAGACAGGACTTCAATTTGGTTATCATCGAGGACTTGTAGTTCTCGGAGTAGTTTCGGGCGTTGAATCCGTCCACGAGCCTTCTGAACCACCCATCCGTCAGGTCGTTCCAATCATCGTGCCTACCCATTATCTCACCGATTATCTTATTGGTGCTTACATGTTGGCGTTTTGCGGGCCTTTCGCGGGCCGCATACTCGTCATAGAACCCCCAGAAGGTCTTGGGGGCTTCGGGCGTTTCTACGGGCATTTCTGCCCGCCCTGCGGCGATTCCCGAGAGCACCTTGCGAATGTCCTCCTCGGTGGAGTAATCATCGAGATAGGTCTGGAGGTAGAGGTCAATCTTGCGCATCTTTGCCGCCACTTTGGTATCGGTGCAATACTGCGGGCCTCTCTTGGGTATCTTCCATTGTCTTGTGGGGATGGTTATACCAATGGCTTTGTAATATGTCTTCCCGTGATGGTTGATAACCACCCTTATCGGACTGCTCTCCTTATTGGGAGCATATAGGTTCCAGTTAAACTTCATAACTTCTCCTCTATTACCCTTTGAAGTGTCCTTATAAGCGCATCCTTCTCTTCAATAATCTTCGTAAGCCTCTGCTTCACCAGTTCGGTTGAAATGTCGCCGGGATACCCCTCGCCGGTACGAAGCCATTGCGGGCTTACGTTCGGGTAGGCTTCAATGATGCGGTCAAAGAGTTTGTTTAAGCGGAAGTGGCCGTGAACTATCCGAGACATGCGGGCCTTGTCTATCCCTATGGCTCTCGCGAACTCAGCCGCCGAACCTCCGCAACAGTGGTCGATAAGATATTGAGCCCTTTGGGCTTCGGTCATTGGTTGTTCCATGCTAACTGTGTCTTGGTATCTTGAAAAGGAACTCCCCCTTGGCATTATAGACGAAGGCGGTATCATAGTGGAACATGACGTGCCAGATATAGGTTCCGTCCGAAGCGTAGAGTTTAATCATGCTGCCGGAAACCTCTGGTTTGAATATCAGGTCCTTTAGTTCAGAAGACTTCGTATAGTCCCGCATTTCCACCTCAACGAAAGCCTTTTCGCGGTTCTCGGTGTTGGGGAAGAAATACATTCCGAGGTAGTGGTCTTCGTCTTGGAGGACAAACATCATGGTCCGTCCCTTCTCGAACAGGTACACGGATGCTTCCTCATAGTCTTGCCCATAGACAGCAATGCCGACGAGCAACACGAGCAGTGAGATTAGTCTTTTCATTGCTTATTGGTTTTAAGAAGTTCTACAAGTTCACCCCAGTTCCCGATGTTGACGGTCTGGATAGTTCCGATAGAGACTGACGGCGTAGTCTTGGGTTGTGACAATTCCCCCACCAGCATACTGCCCGTTCCCCGAAAGAGCCAATCCATCGAAAGGTCGGGGAAGGTTGTGAGAATTTTCATAAGATAGGAAGCCGTCGGCCCTTGCTTCAGGGTGCGGATGTTGGTGTGCGTGAGACCGCACTTCTGCTCAAAGGCATTTTGAGTTAGGCCCTTGGCCTCCATGAACTCAAATAATCTGTTTACAAAGCCGTCCATAAACTTTCTGTTAAAATTTTCTCAAAAAAAGTTTGGACTTGTGAAAATTATCACTACCTTTGTAGCCGGAGTTCGGTTAAACAACGATTGTGAAACCGAGTTGGCATACCGGTTGCAAAGCCTAAAAAAGCGCTTGAAGGTACTTACAAAGCACTTTCTCGTATTAAGTCCACCGCAAATTTAGGAATTTTCAACCAACTATGCAAATAGTGATTATACAACTTTGTGTCACAATCGTTGTCCCGGGCTCAATGCTCCGTTGGTTCTCCGAGGGGTTGCTTGACGACCAGGAGTTCAGAGTGGGAGTTATCCGGCAGACCGGTGGGGGTTGCGTCCTCTAAACGGCAAGACCAGAAGCGTAACTTCTGTGAGCCCATACCGCACGAAGAGTAACAGACAAAGGGGGTCGAGGCGAGTGATGGCACGGAGCGACGTAATCCGATGCCTACCTTTGAAAAATGGGCAATAGTCTGCGAAAAACGAAATGGCCTTAATGCCACCGACGGCGGTCACAAGTCCGCGTGTAAGGCAGAGTGAGGCAATTATACTCATAATTTACCCAAGGGCTCCCGGCTTGACCACGAGAGCCTTCCTCTATGATTACAAGGAATACATTATATGGCAAACCAGTACAAGGAATTGAAAGACGGCGAGCGTTCTCTTTTTGACAACGGTCAGTGGTTAGAGTTTGTGAAGTCTCTCAAATCCGGCATCTACGAACTCAAGATGAAAGATTTCTCGAAGTTGCGTTCCCTGCAAGTGACTTGCTCGAAGGTGAACGCAGATGCAGAGCATCCCTATAAAGTAACCACCGAGGTCAAATACACAGACCTCGTTCTTCGTATAACAATCAACAAGCGATGAAAGAACTCTCCGAAGTTATTACGGCTCTTCAGAGGCTTGACACGGCCATGAACAATGAGACTCGCGTAATGACTTGCGGAGAAGCCGCATTTGTTCTGGGTAGGACACCGCAGAGCGTGTCCCGCTACATCGCCGAAGGCAAGCTGCACAAGGCATCCGCCAACGGCGTTGTCGGCGTCTGGGCGAAGGAAGTCTATCAGTTGTTATGGAAGTAAGACGGGCTTTCTGTTTGTTCGAGCAATCCGGCACATTCAAGAATGAGTTCCTGAAACTCGGCATCCCGGCGGAAGACTACGACATCCAGAACAATTTCGGCCAGACCGACCATGTGGTTGACCTTTTCGCCGAGATTGAAAAAGCGTTCGTGGGGGGGGGTAGCATATTCGATGCTATGTCGAAGGACGACATCGTTCTGGCCTTCTTTCCCTGCATATACTTCGAGGCGATGCAGATGATGGAGTACACCTTCGAGCATCTGAACCAACGGGGCCTT